CCAAGGGTGGGGTTATAATGACCTCACCCATACTTAAACCAATCGTTATGCATATCACATTAGACTTACACGAGCAGGAAATTGTCAGAAACATCGCATTAGCAAGGCATAAGATTAACATTGATAGAGGGAGCAGGTCTTACAAGATGGGTGGAGGTGATGACCTACTTATTAACCTTGAAGGTACGGGAGGAGAGTTTGCGTTTTGCAAATTAAAAAATATCTACCCCGACATGACCATTGACCATCCTATCCCATTTGATTGCTACATTAATGGTCACGGATTTGTAGATGTAAAGACCACAAAGAAACCAAACGGAATGCTTTTAATTGGAACTTGGAAATATAGGTCAGTACCTTCCTACTATGCTCTTATGGTAGGCGAGTTCCCTGATTACGAGTTTAAAGGATACTTCCCAGGTGCAGAGGTATTCAAAGATGAAAACCTTGTGGACCTTGGGCATGGTCCAACTTACGGAATATCACAGGACCGATTAACTAAGGACCTATGAGATTAGTTAAAATCATTTACTTTTTTCTCATTTCACTTCCATTGGCGGTATGCTTTTATTTGGGTGCAACCATAATTTCATTTATAAAACCAAAGTTTTGAGGGATATAACCTATCATTTAGAGAACGCAGTTGAGTACCTTGTTTATGACTTATCCATTGAGGACATTAAAGAACGAAGGTTAAAAGCGGTCACATATCGGTCCGGGAAGTGCGTTTGTAACTTTATGGGATATCCCCCCAACAAGATTAGCGAATTACGGCAGGTTGGTCGCAAGGTTATTAGCAGACTTGATGGGAAAACATATGCGGTCCGAGTGAAGAAAAAAGTTGAAGATGTTAAGTAAAATGTTATATTTGGAGTACTTGGTTGGGAAACCCAAGTGCAAGATAAACTTATTAATGCCTTAGAAAGGTTTGGAAGTTCTGCGAAAGCAAACTTGTTTCCCCCGAACCTTTTTAAGGTATTTTTTTTTATGGCAAAAGACCCAGCAGTGTTATTTTATACTTCTGATTTTCTAACTGGAGTACGCAGAATGACCTATGAGCAAGTAGGTAAATACATTACGCTTCTTTGTATGCAGCACCAATATGGTTTATTAACTGAAAAAGATATGATGCACATATGTGGAACATATGATGAAGATATATGGTGTAAGTTTGATAAAACTGATGCAGGATTTATCAATAACAGAATGCATGAGGAAGCAGAAAAGCGTAAGAGATATTCAGAATCAAGAAGGAATAATAAGATAAAAGGTACAGAATCTAAACATATGACTAACATATGTGAATCATATGATAAACATATGGAAAATGAAAATGAAAATGTAAATGAAGTTATAATTAGAAATAAAATACAAAAAGGTAGAGGATTTTTAAAACCTGAGTTATTTGAAGTACAGAACTATTTTGAAGAACTTGGAAACCTAAATGAAGCAGAGGGATTTTTTAACTACTATGAGAGCAATGGTTGGAAGGTAGGAAAGAACCCTATGAAAGATTGGAAAGCATCATCAAGAAACTGGATTAAAAACTCTAAAAATTATACTAAAAATGGAACAAGCACTAAGTCAAACTTTGACATCTATAATGAAAAACGAAACGAGTACCATGACTACTTCTCCGAGATTGACAGACTCCGAGCAACTGGACCTGGAACGCTTTAAACTTGCAAAATCATCGGAAAAGTTAAACACTATCAGCATTGCTCTTGTAGTTGATGAACTTATAAGGGGAATGCATAAACTTGGAATTAAGGGAGATAAGATACCCAACAAAGAGGAACTATCTGTCATGTATAAGTCAATAGTTGAGGAATACCCTAACATCAAGTTTGGTGAGTTATCCCTTGCTTTTGATTTAGCAAGTAAAGGTAAGTTAGATATGGAAGCAGAAACCTATCAGAACTTTTCAGTCTTGTATCTGCATAGATTACTCAGGTCATTCGCAAGGTATGGGATGCAAAAACTCAATGAGATTAAACCAGTTGAAGAACCTAAATGGAAACCAAGGTACATATCTGATGATGAAAAGATAGAAACTGCGTTTGATTGTTATAAAAAGTTTCGCATTTGGGATAGTATCGTGTTCGGGGTTGATGTGTTCCATATTCTGCACAAACAAGGGAAAATCATTGTGGAAGTTGAGGACACCTACGACAAGGTCCTAAAGGCAATGAATGATAAAATGTTTGAAGGTTCAAGGCAGGAAAAGATAGACATAAAGAACAAGATGAAGGATGATGACTACATGGAACACCAATGTTATCGGATGGCGGTTGCTGATTATTTTACTAAACTCATAAACAAAGGGTAATGGAATTTAATAAGATATACAACGAACCATGTCTTGATACACTTAAAAAGATGCAAGATAAAAGCATAGATTGTGTTATATCATCACCACCTTATTGGCAACTGCGTGACTATGGTTATGATGGTCAATGGGGATTAGAACCTACCTTTCAAGAATACCTTGAGCATCTTTGGCAAATGATGGATGAGATATATAGAGTGCTAAAAGATGAAGGTACTTGTTGGATAAATTTAGGGGATAGTTTCTCAACTCAAAGTGGAACAAATGCAGCACTTGCAAGAGGGAAAGATTACCAATCAGATTCAACCTATATTGTAAATAGAGGGGAAAGCGGAAAGTTAATTAAACCTAAAAATCTACCCAACAAATGCCTTTTGTTAATTCCTCACAGGTTTGCTATTGGTTGCATTGACAGAGGATGGATAGTTAGAAATGATATAATATGGGCAAAGAGAAATGGTATGCCAGAATCTGTAACAGATAGGTTTACCAAGAAGCATGAGTACATATTTTTTATGACTAAATCTGAGAAATATTACTTTGATTTGGATGCAATAAGAGATAAAATAAAAACAAATCCTATAAATAGTAAAAATATTAATAGTAAATATCAAACTATATCTATTGAAAAAGAACATAGACAAGGTATGCATAATGAAAGAGGCAACAATATTGTTCAAAAAAGATATAATCTACCATCTCAAGAAGAATTGATTAAATACTTAAGAAGTAGAACAAATGCCAAAAAGTTAAGTGATGATACTGCTATACCATTAACTAAAATTGAGCATTGGTTTAGAAAAGATGATGTAGGGTTTTCATATCCAAGCGTAGAAGATTGGAATATTTGCAAAGACTACATAGATGATTGGAGTGATGATTTTCATAAACTTGATACTATGATTTGTGATGTAACTTTAGAAACAGATGATATCTCTAAAAATATACATAAAGGCAAGAATCCTGGTTCAGTGTCAGACTTTTGGGATGTAACAACAAAAGGAAGCACAGACCAACATTTTGCATCTTACAACACAGATTTGATAAAAAAACCAATACTTGCAGGATGCCCTGAAGGTGGTATAATCTATGACCCATTTATGGGAACAGGAACAACTGCAATGGCATCTTTAAGGGCAAATAGAAACTTCATAGGAAGTGAGATGAGTTCTGAATATATTAAAATATGTGAAGAAAATATAAATCCATATCTAATGCAAACTAAACTTTTTTAATATGGACCTTACCGCAGGAATGATAACAAAGTTCGCATTAATCAAGTTGGAAGCAAAAGGATACTATGTTTGGCGAAATAATAACTTATCTGTACCTGGAAGGAAGTTCATTGGTGAGAGAGGTGTGGCAGATATAACCGGATTTTGCAAGTCAACGGGCAAGGCAGTCTATTGCGAGGTTAAAACTATTAAGGATAAAATTAGCGATTATCAAATAGTTTTTCTCAATAGAGCAAAGAATGCAGGTGCATTGTGTTACCTTGCAACTGACAATAAAGGCATACCGGAACTTAACGAATGGGTCTGACAAAAAACGATATCATCGCAGGTCTGTACACCGATAAGGATATAGACAATGCCATCAAGAAGATGCAACCTTTTGAGTTGCAGGATGATTTGAGGCAAGAGATGTTTATGGTACTTTGTGAGATGGATGAGGCAAAGTTTATGTCAATGCATAACGGGGGATTCTTAAAGTTCTACTTGGTCCGCACAATGCTCTCAATGATAAAGTCGGATAGGTCAACCTTCTTTAATAAGTTCCGCAGAGTATTTACTGAATGGACCGAGAAATACGATGCACCCGATGTAAGCGATACCATCCAAACTGATGAGATAACTGTTAAACTGAATAATTCTTTAAAGATTCTGCATTGGTACGAACTTGAGATACTTCGCTTATATTCCGAGAACGGGCAAAACATAATGTCCCTTTCACGAGACACTGGCATCCCTTATAGGTCGCTAATGAAAACCATTAAAAAAACTAAAACACTTTTAAAATATAAAATCAAAAACCATGCTATCACTTAAAATTGTTATCGCAACGCTTTTCTCTGTTTTTTACATAATTGATATGGCAAGGCTTCCGGAACGCTTCAAAGTCAATTTTAAACCTTTTAACTGCAATATGTGCCTATCCGTATATATTGCCAT